TTTTATTTATTAGCTTTAAATTATTATTATTATTATTATTATTATTATTATTATTATTATTATTATTATTGTTATTTTTTTTATTTTTAATTATAGAATTTATAGGATCGCTATAATAAAAAATTATATCCCATATAATCCATATAATATCATTATAATGACCATTAGGAGCATAGCTTCTTGCTTGACATAAACATTTTTTCTTCTTTTTTTTGCAAATATTTTCATATTCTATTATCCATTCATACCAAAAGTATACATCTATTATATTTTTTTCAGTTAATGAATATATCAGCTCATTTATAGGTATATATAATTCTTTTGGATCATCTTCTTTAAATATATCATTTAAATAATTAACATTTGGTGCTTTAAATTTATTACTAATATTGGTCAAATCAAATTGTTCTTCTTTATGAAGTTTTACATTTTGATATGTGTTTTTTTTCTTACAAAAACATAATACACACATAATCTCAGAAAAAATTTGCCTGATTTTTTTATTATTACGTAAAATTAATATATTAGCAGAATACCCATTATTAATTATATTTATAAATCCTTGATATCTCATTTCTAAATATATTGGTAATTTAGGATTTCCACTATGAATATATTTACAATAATATAAAATTATAATATCCCATAAATCCAAGAAATGCCCGGCACATACAAATTCAGCACACCAATAACAAGCATTTTCTATTTTGCAATCATATAAACATTTAATTAATTCTTGTTTAGCTTTAGATTTTTGAAATTTTGAAAACGTTACATTTCTAAATTCAGTATCTTTTCTTACATCATTAATATTATCTGGATCCATAAATATTTATCAAAATTTTATATATTTAAACATTAAAATTATTATATTACTACATATTAATATAATAATGCTTAATAAAGATAATATAATAAATTTAAAATTCAAATTTATGAATAATATATTTAAACAAATTATCAGTATTTATAAAAATTTGAAAAAATTACCATTAATTCATAAAATATTTATTATACTTTTAATATTAGTATTTGGTTCAATTATTATCAATAATTTTGGAAATAATAACAATAATATAGAAAATTTTAGTAATTCTATATTAGATAAACCCAAATATTTTGAATCTAAAAAAAACCAAGATGTTTATGATGATTTTTATAGTGAATATTATGATGGTATATTTTATAATAAAGAAAAAACTGCTTTCGAAATTGGTAAAATATCAAATTTAGGTAAAAAACAACAAGCAAAAATATTAGACGTAGGTTGTGGTACAGGAAATCATGTAAATGAACTTACTAATAAAAATCTAGAAGTAATTGGTTTAGATAATTCTAAACATATGATAGAAAAAGCCGAAAGTAAATATCCTAATTGTGAATTTATAAAAGGTGATATATTAAATAATGGTTTATTTGAATATAATTCTTTTACACATATATTATGTTTAGGTAGAACAATATATTTAATTGATAAAAAAAATAAATTTTTTGAAAATTGTTATAGTTTATTACAAGAAGGTGGTTATTTAATAGTAAATCTTGTTGAACGTGATAAATATAAACCTTATGCCAGTACAAATAAAAGTAATACTTTATATGATCCAGAAAAATATGGAAAACAGATTACACAAATGATTGTTAAATTTTCTAAAAATACAGAATTTTTATCTAATTATAAAAAAAATGAAGACCATTCATTAAATAATGATTTACCTTATGCTAATTATATAGAAAAATTTCAAAATTTTGATACAAATAGCATAAGAAAAAATGAAATAGATTTATATATGCCTACATTAGAAGAAATAGAAAATATTGCTAAATCAAAAGGATTTGATTTATATAAAAAAATATCTATGGATAAAATTCATTTTAACAATGAATATTTATATGTATTCAAAAAATAATGAAATAAATAATGAAGTTAGGAAAATGTATATAATTAATATATTTTAAGTAAAAATATTAATTATAGATTTAATTAACGAACATATTTACTTGCTTTTGCAAAAGAATCTAAAACAAAAATAATAAAAATTCCTAAAAATAAATATAAAATTAATTCTTCTGTAATATGATTTGTTTTTTCATTATGTTGTTCTTCTAGTAAATGAATTATATAATCTAATTTAGAAAGAAGTTTATTATTGTTATTAAGCAAATCATTATTTGTTGATGGCATATTTTTAATAAAATCTAAATTGCTTGTATAACTATCATCTAAATTTGAATATAGATTTTTTACACTAGAATTACTATATAATCCATTGGTAATATTATTATCACTATTTGATAACATTTTATTTAACTCATTTTTTGTAACATCATTTGATAAAAAATCATTTACATTTTTATTATTAATAGTTGCTTGTTGAAAGTTATTATTATCATTTTCATCTTCATTATTTTCATGAATTAATTTAGATAAATTATTTATTTTATTTTTTAATGGAGGAGAATCATTATTATTGTTATTGTTATTGTTATTGTTATTATTATTATCACTAAAAGATACTCTATTTTTACTGGTTTTATTATTATTTTTATTTTTTTTATCATTTAATTGAATAGATTCTATAGAATCTAATGATGCGGGATTTAATTGGAACATACTTATAAAAAAAAAAGATAATAATTTTTATAAAAACTACTAAAACATTTATATATTTTTTTTATCTAAATTTATATAAATGGTAAAAATAAAAAATAAAACTAGTAAAAACTCTTTAAAACGAAGATCATTATCAAATAAAAAAATAAAAGTATTAAATAGCTTTTCTCTATTGGGTTTATCCACATTTTTTAGTGATCTAAATACAAATAAATTATTTATTGGTATTATGATGATTTTTATGAATTTAGGTTCCAGATTCATAGAACTTAAATTAACAAAAGGCCAAGAAATGATTATTAAAAATATAGCCAGAGAATTATTAATATTTACGATAGCATTTATGGCTACAAAAGATATTTTAACAGCATTAATTGTTACAGCAGTATTTATAATTTTAAGTAATTTTGTATTTAATGAAAAATGTAAATATAATTTATTACCGGAAAAATATAAAAAAATGGAAAATATATTAGATTTAAATAATGATGGTGAAGTTAGTGATGAAGAATTGGAAAAAGCACAAAAAATATTACAAAAAGCAAATGATAATAGTAAATTAAATAATAAAATCAGTATGTTAAATCATATGGTTACATATTAAATTCAAAAATACATATTAAATTCAAAAATATATATTGAATTCCATAATATATATTATTTTATACATTGCTGATAAATATTTATAATAAATACTATAATAAATAATATAATATTTATTATATGTAATAGCAATTAATAAATTATGTCTGATCTTCAATTTAAAAATGTTAATATTACATTACAATATAAATTAGATGAAAAAGATGAGAAACCATATGATTATAAGATAAATCAGGAAAATGAAATAAATTATTATAAATTTAGAACAAAAAATATTTATAATTATTATTTTAATAAATCTTTGAATGACCCAAAAAATAGTAAAAATGAAGATATCCAAACAGAAAAGCAAAAAAATGAAACAGAGAGTGAAGCAGAAATATTAAAAGAATTTCAAAAAAATATAGAAGATAGAGGAATTTTTACAACAAAAAAATTTTTTAAACTTCCATTAACTGATTTGTATTTACCACAAAAATTAGAAAATTTAGATAAATTATTAGGTTATAATCCAGATGAAATTCAAGCTATAACAAGTAATGATAATCTTAGAAAAATTGTAGAAGAATTTGAAAATTTTAAAAATGTAGATGATGAAACTAATAAAAAAAAATTAGAGACATTAATAAATAATAATAAATCTAATTTAAAGGACTTGGTAAATAGAAGATTTACTAATCAAGAAACAATAGTAGATGAAATTGATAAAATAAATGATATTAATAAGTTAATAGAATTTTTAAATAAAATAAAAAAAAATGAACCAGTGAACTCAATCAATCCATTTCTAGTTCTTAATAGTAATAGTAATAAATATAAATTTTTAATAACATTAAAGGATGAAATAAAAAAAAATATTGGTGAAAATAATAATAGTTTATCTTCTTATAAAAATAAAAAATGGGAGTTATTTTTTAAAGAAGATGATAACAACAGTATTTTAGAAGAATTATTTAGAAAAATTGAAAAAGAATTAAATGATTATGAAAAAAATAAATATGAATTAAATAGATTAGATATTCGTGGTGAGAGAAAACAAATTAATTATCAAGATTATATTAAACCAAGTATACAAAAAAAAATATTAGAAGAATATTCTAAATATTTTTTTGAAAAAAAAGAAAAAGAAGAATTATCACAAATTTTAGAAACATCAATACCAGATAGAAATAAAATTATTACATATTATAATATTTTCTACATTTTAAAAAATATATTATTACCTATTGATACTATAATTTTTGATAAATTTATTGATAGTAAAACTAAAAAATTAGAAGAAAAATATGTAAAAGTTAAATCTATTGAATGTACCAAGCAGTTATCTTCTATTAAAATGTTAGCAGGTTCAAATATTAATGTATATTTTAATATAAAATTTGAAGAAATACCAACTAAAAGTATATTAAGATTTAACTTACATATTAAAGATGAAAATTATATTCAAGAAAAATATGATAAATTAAATACTTCTGATTTTAAAGATTATGGTTCAAAATTATTTATAAGTAATTTAAATAGCCAAGATAATATACTTTTTTATAAAAATATAAATATTAAAAAACTACAAACAAATTTTAAAAAATTATTAAAAAATAATTTAATTTTCTCGAAATTAAAACCTAAAAAAATATATGAAATTTTTATAAATACTGAATTATTTAATAATGTTAAAAATGATAAAACATTAAAAACAAAAAAAAATGACGATCTTAACAATTTATTCAAAAAATATATAAATGAAATATTCTTTGTATCTGGTTCAAATATTAATTATAAAAATGCTTTTGGTGAAATTATTAATGTAGAAATAGATAATAGTATAATTAAAAACAAAAATAAAGAAGATAATAATATATTTGTGATATATAACTCAGACGATAACAGATTAGCTATTAGTAATCTGAATAATCGCTACAATTTTTACTTAATATTAACGCTTGCTACTAAGAATAAAATAGAAGATACAATACCATTAAAAAATAGATATAATATATTTTTCAATTGTAATAATAAAGCATCCGACTTAGATAAACTTTTTTATAATTTATTTGGAAATATTTATCCCGAAGCATACTTTACAAGAAAAATGAAAAAAATTAAAAATAAAAGTATAAAAAATGTAGAAAATATAGAAAATATAGAAAAACCTCCATTAGAAGATGCAAAAGATATTAGAGATATGAAAGATATGAAAGATATGAAAGATATTAAAGATATGAAAGATATGAAAGATATGAAAGATATGAAAGATATGAAAGATATGAAAGATATGAAAGATATGAAAGATATGGAAGATATGGAAGATATGAAATATACTGATAATTATCCTATAGGAGGTAAGTATAAGTATAAAAATAAATATAAAAATATAAAAAAAAATAAAAAATATAAAAAAAAACATCATAAGTTAGAAAAAACATATAAATATGGTAAAAAAAAGAGATCACGTACTATTAAAAATTTAATTAAAATGTATTTAAATAGTTAAATTCTAAGACTATATACTAAATATGCTAAGAATAGTCCATAGAAATTTTTAGAAAATACGTCTAATATATTATAAAACGCATTTTTTACTTTAAAATCAAATAAAGCTGCTATACCATATATAGACCATATAGTGGCCATTATAATAAATATTGGCATATTAGCACTTGATTTACTAGCATAATATTCATACATTTTATAAAACAATAATATAAAGAATGTAAAACCTACAATAGTAGATATAGTTATATTTATTAAGCTAATTTCCTGTAAATAACCAACAAATAACATACCAAAATTATAACTAAATAATTCTATAATTTTATAGTAATTTTCTTTAATAAATTGGAAAAATGTGAAAATCTTATTATTTTTTTTCTGATTATTGTATTCAAAATAAATAATAGTTGATAAAATCATTGTAGGTGTTGTTAAAACCCAATCATAATATCTATATTTAGCAATATCTGTTTTATCAACATTATTTATATAAAAAAATATGAAAAATAAATAAAAGCACCCTTCAATAAATTGAACGCTATTTTCTAATGCTAAAGCTTGTTTTAATATAATATCTTTATTTGATAAATTTACAAATTGAGCACTTAATCCAATTAATAATGTTACTACTTGAGCTACAAATGAAATATACATAGTATCTTTTACCAAATATTTAGCTAACATATATAATATTATAATAATATTATATAATATCTCTCAAATATTCATAAAAAATTTTCAAAAAATAAAAACTATCTACTATATTTTTAAAATTTAAATATATTTATATACTATAAATGGCAAAATCGGCTTTTAAAAATATGTCTTCTAAACATACAATTGGTTCTTTAATATTTTTAATATTAGCTGTCTTTGTAGGTGCTTTTTTACTTAATTATTTTATTGGTGGAGGTTTATTTAATACTATTGAACCTTTTGATAATAATACTAAATTAGTATATTATTATATGGAAGGATGTGGTCATTGTAATAATTTTAATTCTGTATGGACAGATTTTACATCTCAATATGAAGGAAATTTAACTTTAGAAAAACTCAATCAAAAAGATCACGAATCGGATATTAAAAAACATAATATTACTGGATTTCCTAGTGTAGTATTAGTAAAACCAAATGGTGATAAAATAGCTGATTTTGAAGAAGATAGATCAGTCGATGCCTTAAATGATTTCATAAATACACATGATACTTCGAGTTAAATAATTCAAATTATAAGTATAAAATATATAAATTATATAAACCAAACTTTTTATATACAAATTAATAATTATTAATTAAAAAATATTAATAATTATTTTAGTAATTATTATATGGCTCTCTCAAATTTAAACAAAGATAATATCGAAAGATTATTTCAAATGATTAATTTAAATGATACAGATAGAACTGATTACAATAATTTATTAAATATTAGATCTAATTATGCTACATATAGCAAGTTAGAATTAATAGCTAGACAAATTGAATTCTTAAAAACTGAAGCACTCAATATTGTAAAAATACATGATTTAAATAATGATTTAAATAATATTAAATGTAGCTTTAGAAAGGTTCCAGGAAATTATTATTATGTTTATAAAAATGATAATGAAAAATATTTATCATTAATTAGTCCTGATGAATGGAACAAAAAAGAAGATTTTTTAGCAAAAGTATATTACGATTATGATTACCAATTTTATAATGTAGATATGTAATTATTCATAGTAATATGATAAATAATTTCTTTTGCTAACTCTTCTCTTGGTTTTGCCGAATAAATATTTGTTCCATAAGATAAAGCTTTTGGTCTGTATATTTTTATATTTGTTTCTGGGTTATTTTTTTTATATTTTTTTACTAATTCTTCCTGGATATTTTTTGCTCTATATGTATCTTGTAAATACAAATTATTCATAATTTTAATTCCTGGATTAGAATTAGCTAAACTATCACCTACGCCATGAGCACTTATTAAGACAATATTTTTTAACTTACATTTTTCATTATTTTCATTATTTTCATTATTTTCATTATTTTCATTATTTTCATTATTTTTATCAAATAATATATTATTTGTTAAAATATCTGAATAATCTTTTTGAAAAGGCTGAGCACCAGTTGTTAAAACTATATTAGAAAAATTATAATTTACAAAATCATTATATTCACTAATTATTAAATTAGGACTTCTTAATAATAAATTACTATTTTTATTATTTAAACCACCTCCTCTATATGGAATTTTAATATTTGCTGGATTACTTGTTAAACCTAATATTTTCATATTTTTATTATTTTTATTTTTTATATTTAAAAATTGATAAATAATTTCTCTACCCAAACCACTGCTTGCACCTACTACACATAAATCAAAACCATTTATAATATTAATATTTAGAAATATTAATAATAACTTTAGAAAAAATTTAAATACCATAATAAATTAATTATTAAAATGATTTTAAATATTAAATTTTATAAAAAATTTATATTCAAAATTTAATATTTAAAATTAAATATTTAGTTTCTTTTATTGAGAAATTGCCTAATACGCGATTTTTTTTCATTCTTTTTTTTTTATTTTTCTTATTTTTGTGATTTTATTATTTTTTTGATTTTCTTATTTTTTTTGATTTCTTTTTTTTACCTCCTAGCTTTACCGCTGGGCGATGAGATTTTTGAGTGGCGGTGCGAGGGGTGACTGGAGCACGCGCGCGACGAGGTACGCTCCTTGAGAAGCGGCGAGAGGTGGCGGTGAGGCGAGGGGTGTCGGAAGCACGCGCGCGGCGAGAGGCTTTTTTCGATTGATTTTCTTGAGTTGTTCTCTCCCAATAGTTTACTGTATTTCTCAACGTCTTCAACTGGTCAATGTTGATATTTTCAAGTAAACTTTTTATATGTGTATTAATTTCTTCTATATTTTCTATCATTAATTTACTAATCTCTTTCTCTTTCGTTACTGGCAAGATTTCAATAACTCTAAGTTTTTTACGTTGAGGTAGCCATTGCCCAAATGGATTTTCTTTTTTTATTTGGAGGCGGTTACGTGAAAAAGGTTTATATTCGTCTATAAAATCTTTACATAAACTATATGATATAATTGCTGTATAATATCTAATAGCAATACTAAGTGTAGCTGTATCACTTACTTCATTCAATTTACCCTCACCCTGATTTTTTTGCCATTCTTTGCATAAAGTTAGTTCAAATAAACTAATAGATTTACAAACATCAATTTTATAATTTATAAAAATAATACTACCATTCTCATCAAAACCTGCAATTGTTAGATAAACTATACCTAAATCTTTAGTATTTTCCGTGCGTGGCATTGCATTTCCACTTACAGCTATTGCTATTGATGCATTAGAATTTTGCAAAAGATTAAAAGCCATGGCTTTAGAACATTGATGACTATAAAGATAGTTATATGTCAAATCGTTCTTAGATAAACCATTTAACTTATGTTTTGCATCAGTATCATAAACAATATATCCTCCATATTTATATCCACCAAAAAGAGGTATATCAACTAAAGTAGACATTATTAATCCAGCAGTTAAACTTTCAGATGTTGCTATTCGTAAATATTGGTATTTATATATATGATACCTATAGAGACATACTATCAATTTATATGCATTTTGTCGAGCAAATTTAGTAATATTATTAATAAAATCATTAAATGGTCCTTGTGGCGTAATTTGTGTTTCTAAATTTAAATGGTCTACTCTTGCGATTTTAGAAAAATTAGGCTTAGTAACATG